GAATCGTTTGTCCGTGGAATACGAGGCCCAGTTGGTTCTGGCAAGTCTGTAACGTGTTGCATGGAAATAATGCGGAAGGCTGTCAATCAAGCCCCTAATTCTGCTGGGGTACGCAGAACAAGATGGGCAGTCATTCGTAACACCAATCCCCAGTTGAAAACCACGACTATCAAAACGTGGCGGGATTGGTTCGGGGATGAAGTTGGCAAGTTTGTGTGGTCTCCTCCGTATACACATCTTGTCAACTTCTCTCTTGCTGATAAGACATCTGTTGAACTAGAAGTCATATTTTTGGCTTTGGACAAGCAAGAGGATGTCAAAAAGCTATTATCATTAGAACTAACTGGAGTTTGGTTAAACGAAGCTAGAGAGCTGCCAAAGTCTATTGTTGATGCTTGCACTATGCGTGTAGGCCGCTTTCCGTCTATGAGAGATGGCGGTCCTAGCTGGTTTGGCGTAATTATGGACACAAACGCCCCAGATGAGACTCATTGGTGGGGAATTATGGCTGGAGAAGTGCCAGCACCCGAATATATGCAGTCAGAAGAGAAAATGTTGCTTGTAAAACCCGATGATTGGATGTTTTTTAGCCAACAAGGGGCTATGAGAGAGAAAAAAGACGAAAATGGTGCGCTTTTGGGGTACGAAAAGAACCCGAAGGCCGAAAATACGGCAAATATACAGCCAGATTACTATGAAAAGATAATTTTAGGCAAAACGCCGCAATGGGTTAAGGTATATGTGCTAAATGAGTACCAAGCCCTGATGGATGGCAAGCCTGTGTATCAGACATTCAGAAAGGAGAGCCACGTTGCTACATCGCCAATCGAACCGATTGATGGGGTTGAAGTTATTGTCGGCATCGACTTTGGCCGTACGCCATCGGCAGTCTTTACACAACAACTACACTCAGGACGCTGGGCAGTCTTCCATGAGGTCATCGGGCAAGATATGGGAGCAGGGAGATTTGCAGAAGTCCTTAAAAGGGAAATCAGCCGAAACGATTGGGACAAGCACACCTTTAAGTTCGTAGGAGACCCTGCTGGTAATCAGATGGCGCAGACATCAGAGCAAACGCCCTTTATGATACTCAGGGCGGCAGGGATAAATGCACAACCTGCACCAAGCAATGATGCGATAATGCGTGTTGAAGCGGTAGAAGGTGTTCTTAATCGCATGTCAGATGGCTATCCGGCTATGAAGATAAGCCCTAGTTGCGTTGTTCTTATCTCTGGCTTTGAGGGTGGTTATCAGTATAAGCGTACTTACAATATGGGTCAGGAGAGATATGACGAGAGACCGAGCAAGAATCGGTTCTCACATATACATGACGCCTTACAGTATGCGTTCTTAGGAGGTGGTGAAGGACGGCGAGTCGTGTTCGGGATGGCTAAGTCCGCTTCCCATACAACCGTTGAAAGGGTTGGTTCACCTTTGACGAGACAGAGAAAAGCTAGATTAGCTAGGGGAAGACGAGTAGCTGGCCTATGATTGTTTGTTTTTGCGAAAGCCAGAACTACGGTACATGGAAGTTGTTTACCTTTTGGCGTAAAGGGTTTAACCATTGCTATATCGTTGATTACGACCCAAAGGCTAATGTTTGGATGAAAGCAGAGTGTGCAAGTAAAAGCATGGTATTTGATGTCTATAAAGAAGATGAGTCAGATTTACTTGTAGGCTCTTTGATAGAATATGCTACATGTGTAGATGCAACAGGCACAAAAACTGCAATCTACTTTCCACGTTGGCTTTATTGCGTTTCTTTTGTTAAGCACTTTCTTGGAATAAATAAATGGTGGATACTTACACCCTACCAACTCTATTGTGAATTGCGTAAGCAAGGACATCAGCACATCTTCGAAAAAGAACAGGAGAAGTAAATGGGTTCTTTATTCTCAAAACCAAAAATGCCTGAGAAATCTCAAGAGCAGATTGATGCAGAACGTCAAGCAAAGCTTCAAGCAGAACGTGACAAAAGAGATGCTGAAGATAGAGCTAAAGATGAAGAACGCAAAAAGCGTAAAAACCTTCTTGGCGTACGTTCACTTCAATCAGAAGATATAGAAGGCTTTGGTGGTTTTAGAAGAAAAGTAATGGGAACTGCCCCTAGCAAGGGCGAGTCTATAAGGTCTTGATATGGTAATGTTGAATGACGGTAATCCTAATCCTCCCACTACTGATTCTGGTGAAGAATTAAAAAGGGTAATGGACCGATACAAAAAAGCGAAATCTCGCTGGATGTCTTGGTCAGACTTATGGGAAGAGATATATGATTACGTTCTTCCTCATCGTGAGTCTTTCTTTCAAGAAACTCAGGCAGCTCGTAGAACGGAAAATATCTATGACGAAACTGCTGTTGTGGGTTTGCCTAAGTTTGCTAGTCGCTTACAACTTGGTTTCTTTCCTCCAAATGGTCGGGCCTTTAGACTTCAGCCCGGTCCCGAGTTCCCCAAAGAACTAGACAGTCCTTCTTTACAGGAAGAACTTGATAGAATAACAGACCTTTTGCATGAAGGTTTGCGTAACTCAAACTTTAATGCTGAGATGCATGAGGGGTTGCAAGACCTCGGTATAGGTACAATGAACCTGTTATGCGAAGAAGGTCGTTTCCAAGGTGACTTGCATTTCTCATCTGTACCCCCAACCAATTTGGCTTTGTTGCCGGGGCGGATGGATGGTGTGTCAGACTGGTTTCGCTGGAACGACTATATGGATATTACGGAAGTTAGGCATCGTTATCCAAAGGCCAAGTACACAGATAAGATGGCGCAAGAGCAGAAGAAGAACCCAAAGCGCAAAACAAAGATTATTGAAGCTACCATCTATGATGAGCAAGATAGATTTAAAGATGAGTATACTTACTACCTTATCTCTGAGACAGACAATGCAATTCTTATAAGAGAAAGGCTCAAAGGTCGTGGTTCACAGCCTTGGATTACGACACGCTGGTCTAAGTCAGGTTTTGAAGTTTGGGGTCGTGGTCCTGTTCTCCAAGCTATGCCAGCGATTAAAACATTAAATTTAACAGTACAGTTGATTCTTGAAAATGCTGAAATGGCTATTGCTGGCAGTTATGTCTATGATGATGACGGTGTGTTTAATCCTGATAATATTACAATACAGCCCGGCACTTTTATACCTAGAAGTCCTGGCTCTGCAATAGAAAGCTTACAGAGTGCTGGTCGTTTTGATGTAGCACAACTTGTTATTGATGATATGCGCCGTAATGTAAGAAAGGCTTTATTCATTGATGAACTTGATACTCGCCCAAATGCTAGGACCCCACTATCGGCCACCGAAGTTTCCGAAAGGCTTGCTGATGTTGCTCGTGATATGGGTGCTGTTGCTGGTCGAATGCAAAAAGAGTTCCTTCAGCCTCTGGTAGAACGCCTGATCTATATCTACACAAAGCAGGGACTGTTGGACATCCCGAAGGTGGATGGTCGTGAACTGCGTATCGTCCCAGTCTCTCCCTTGCTCAGAGCGCAGGACCAACAAGACGTTTCTGACTTTGTTAGATTCCAACAAACTGTTGCATCCACTTTCGGGCCTGAGATTACCCCTGTTTTATATAATCAGGAGATGGTCATACGCTTCCTAGCACAAAAGTTTGGCATTAAGGAAGAGCTTCTAGCGGAACAAAGCCAAGTACAAGATAATGTTCAGATGTTGCAGCAGTTAATGCAGCAAGGACAAATGCCGCAATGAAGGAGAAAATAAATGTCTCAATCGATGGTCGTGGGTATCGTAAAGAAGTTGACGAAGACCTTAATAGTAAAGCCTATGGTTTGTTCGGCAGTGGTGTCGGAAAAGATTTTCTACAATACTTGGAGTCGATCACAACGAATAACATATATCCTGCGGGAACTGGAATCGAAACTCTAGCTCATGCTGAAGGTGCTAGATGGGTCGTTGCTGTTATAAAAGCTAGATGCGAGAAAGGTAGAAAACAAGATGGCTAAACCTACCAACCCACAACTATATGCAAAAGCAAAAGCTATTGTTAAGAAGAGGGTTAAAAAGTGGCCTAGCGCATATGCATCAGGCCAGCTTGTTCAGCAGTACAAGAAAATGGGTGGTAAATACGCATGAGCCTTGATAAATGGTTCAAAGAGAAGTGGGTTGACATATCTACTACTAAAGATGGTAAGCATCCTAAATGTGGTAGGTCTGAAGGTGATGGTCGTAGTTATCCTAAGTGTGTTCCGTCATCAAAAGCGGCATCCATGAGCAAAGCTGCAAAGAAACAAGCTGTTGCTCGTAAACGTGCTACTAATCCTAGTGGTGGTGGCAAGAAACCTACTTATGCGAGGACGTAAATGGCTAAATCACCAGCATGGCAACGCAAAGAAGGCAAAGACCCAAAAGGAGGTCTTAATGCTAAAGGCAGGGCAAGTCTTCGTAGGCAGGGGAAGAACATCAAGAGACCTGTATCTGCTAAAGAAGCAAAGCGTTCGCCAAAAGCCGCAGCTAGACGTAGAAGTTTTTGTAAGCGTATGATGGGTATGAAAAAGAAGCTTACATCTAAAAAGACGGCTAATGACCCTAACAGCCGTATCAACAAAGCACTAAGGAAGTGGGATTGTTAATGTCAGAAGAACTGCAAGAAAACACAGAAGCACAAACTGAAGAGGTTCTGACTGGAGAGTCGGAGCAACCTCAGAAAACTCAAACAGAAAGACCAGATTGGCTTCCAGAGAAGTTTGACCGCCCAGAAGAACTGGCGAACAGCTATCAGGAGCTTGAACGTGCTTTTTATACACGCAAAGAAGAATTACGAAATCAGATTGTTGGTGAGCTAAATGAGGAAGCAACAAGCAGTGCGCCCATAAGTCCCGGCGATTATGAACTAAACTTCAACGCACCAGAGGGCATTGAGTACAGCGTAGCTGATGATGACCCAATGGTGGAATGGTTTAGAAACACCGCTCATGGCTATGGCTTATCTCAAGATGAGTTTAATGGGCTTATGAATGAATATATCCAGATAGATGCTATGAGAGGTCCAGACTGGAATGTAGAATCTGAATCTCTTGGTGAATATGCAGATAAACGTTTGGAACGTGTTGATGGATGGGCAACGACTCATTTGTCGCAAAAAGCGTATGATATATTTGCCAACATCCCTGCATCTGCTGGTATGGTAGAATTATTTGAAGAATTGATGGAGGTTGCTGGTCAGCCTCAATTCAATATGACTTCCGATTCAGAATTTCAGGAAGTTCTTAGCCTTGATGATTTGCGGTCAATGCAGAACGACCCGAAATACTGGAAGGAGAAAGACCCTGCGTTCATCGCAAAAGTACGTCAGGGTTTCAACCAGTACAGCCGCCGCAATGGATAATGTGAATTTTCTAAAGCGGTGAGTTGTGAAAATGTAATGTTACTAGAAGGCCTTGAAGCGATGGATAATCTTCGGACCCAAAGTGGATAGATAACCAGATAGAACAAACGTAGTGTAACTTGTAAAAGGAGGGTGTTATGGCAACACCAACTATTGATACCTCCTTTATCGAGGAGTTTGAATCTGGCGTCCA